CTACGAATTGATGACGGCCAGTCGAGCCCTGTCCAGCGCGCTCGCGACGGTGTCCAGATCGTCGTCAAACAGTTCTGCGTACACGTCCAAGGTGAGCGCCGCGGACTCGTGACCGAGCATCCTTTGCACAGCCTTCACGTTTGCGCCCGCTGAGATTGCCAGTGACGCCGCGGTGTGCCGAAGGTCGTGTGGAGTGATCGTCGGGAGCTCTGCAGCCTCTACGGCTCGGATAAACCACCCGCGTGGCGTCTTCGGCCGGCGCATGAAATCGCCATCCGGTCCCGAGAAGACCAGCGACTCGCGACCCTTTCCGACGCACTGCTTCGAGAGCTCGTCGACGAGGAATGCGGGAATGGGGATCGAGCGGGGCTTGTTCGACTTCGGCGTCCCCACGACGATCTCCGATCCGACCTCTACGGCGTTCCGGTTGACGCTCACGCGCCGGCGCAGAAGGTCGAGGTCGCCAACTTGCAGTCCGATTGCCTCGCCCCACCGGAGGCCGCAATACGCCAGGAACAAGACGAGGGTCGACCATTCGCCGGCACTATCGGCCAGCGAGGCGACCTGTGCGTGTGTCAGATAGATCTTTCGCTTCGCAACTTTCCGCGGGAGGTTGTCTACATCGCGAGCCTTGTTTGCGAGGATCTTCCGGTCTCGCACCGCCCGGTCGAGCAACCCGGACAAAACCGCGTGCGCACGGATCACCGTTGTCGCGCTCGCAGCCTTCTTGATGATCACTTCCGGATTCGCGGGGTCTCTCTGATCGGTGACTAGGTCCGTGATCCAGTCCTCGACCATCGTGACTTCGATGTCCGCAATTCGCACAGTGCCCCACTCGGGCTTTACGTGGACTCTCCATGCCGATTCGAGTGGCTTGTAGGCCGAGGCCTTCAGCTTCGCCTTCTTGGTATCGAGCCACGGTTGTGCCAATGACTCGACAGTGAGTTTGCCGTGCTTCGGGTCTACGAACTCGCCGTCGAGCTTCCTGACCTCGATGCGATTGGCGAAACTCTCGGCCGCAGGCTTGCTCGGGAAGCCTGCTTTGGACCCTTGGGAGCCGTCTGGCTTCATGTACCGAACCTTGTACCGCAGGCCTGACTTCGTGTCGTACGACTTGATGGTTGCCATCGACGACTCCTTTCAAGAAACGGACCAATAGCGGACCGATGTCGCCGTTGTGTGCGAACATATGTTCGAACTGTTCGAGGTTCGAATGGTAGGGAAGATCCAAAGGCGGAGTAAATGACAATTGAGGCGGAGCTGCACCGAGCAGTAGTTGTTGATCGATCCATCAGTCTCGAGCGCGTAGCGGGACTGACAAAGCGATCGGCGCGACAGGTGCGGCAGCAGATCCTTGGAGAGCGTGAGTTCTCGGTGTCCGAGATCGTGGTGATCGCTCACGCCCTCAAGTTGGACTGGAAGCTATTGATCCAGTCTTGCAATAGCGCGACCTAGCAACTCAGGTATCTGCTCGCCGAAGACTTCACAGATCGCCCCCATTTGAGCCATGTCCGCGGGACGCTCACCATTCTCAAGGCGCTGGATAGTCTTTGAACTCAGGCCCGTCTTCGTGGCCAACGCTTCCCTGCTGAGGTTCATTCGCGCGCGAGCTGCTCGAATCTCGTCGCCGATCATCCTGTTCAGCTGTTCTATATCCATAGGTCACATTAGACCACATTTAGGACCGAAACGAAACTTCTTTGTCCCGTACGGACCAAGTCCCGTAATCCCATGCTTGACATTTGGTCCGTATGGTCCTTAATCTAGTCCACATGGTCCCAATCAACGAACTCACCGCAGCGGCCGTGCGAGACGCCAAAAAGGCAGCCGGCGCGACCATTGAATCTCTGTCAGACGCCACCGGCATCCCCACATCGACTTTGAAGCGTCGACTGAACGGGCAGGTCTCGTTTGGCCTCGATCAGATCGTACTGATCGCGATCGCACTCGATGTTCCTTTTGAACAACTCATCCCGACATCGGACGCCCTCACTCGGAGCGCGGCATGAACGCCGAGATTCCGCAGACTCCGAAGCAGATTGCACACCTGCTCGGGTGGCAGGGGCCGGGCACGTACACCAGTCCGTCGTACGACGCAGTCGTGATTGCTTGCCAGCGAGGCGAACTCAAGGCCCGGCAGACCGGAAGCCGCAAGAGTCGGTGGCTGATTCTTCCGTCCGACGCGATCGCGTGGCGATCTGGCGTCAAGCCTCAAAGGCTCCGGCGCACCGCATGAAAAAGCCGCCACCTGCACGAACAGATGACGGCCAATCAATTCCCAACTCTCATGAAAGGAATCTCATGAACGAGAATACCTCAACCACGCCCGATGCGTCTGAACCCCGATTTGCGCTCAAGGTTGACGCGGCGCTGCACTCAGTTTTGCGTGACGTCGTCCCGCTGTCTGATGTCGACCGCGCGGTCGCTTCAGCCCTGTTCGAGCTTCTCGACGCGCGTTCCGATGTCGTTCACCAAGTCCTCAAGCTGCTTGAAACCTCCGAGAAGAGCTCCGAGGCGAAGGATTGCAGCAAGGGCATAAACGCCCTGATCGGCGCCGGTATGTCCCGAGTTCTCCATCGTCCGGGTGACGTCGCCCGTGATAGGCGTGGCTCCGAGGTCGCCCATATTGATGAACGGGGAGTCCTCGCCGACTCGGATAAGGCTCTCCAAGTTGGCGATAGCAACCACGATCGCCGTGACAATTTCGTCGTCGGTCACGCCGGGCCTCTGCAGGGCGTTGATCAGCTCCTGCGTATCGACGAGGTGCGGCCGGGTCGCGAGATTCTGAAAACGGGCGTCACTCACAATTCTTCTCCTTCTGTTGATGATGCTGGCGCTCACAGCGTAGGAGATGGCCCCGGCGCCGGGGATGCTTCGGCTAACCCAGCGACCGAGGTCACTGACCCGCACATCTCGGCTCGCTACGACGCACCGCTCAACGCGATTGCTATGAGTGTCGGCGGCACCGATGACCTCTACTTCGACCGCGACGCAACATTCCTTCTCGTCGACGAGCTGCTCACCGCGCTTCGCGACCAGGCCAAGAACGGCGGACTCTCGTGAGTATCGAACGCTTCAGCTATGGATCCGACAAGATCCGCACCGTCATCGAAAGTGGCGAGCCCTGGTTCGTTCTAGTTGATGTCTGCTCGCTACTCGGACTTGGGAACGCCAGTCAGGCTGCGTCCTATCTCGACGAGGACGAACGATCGTCTGCCCTCATTACTAATGAGGGGACATCTCCACGGATGGCGAACGTCGTCAACGAGTCCGGGTTGTTCTCGCTGATCCTCCGTAGTCGCAAGCCGGAAGCGAAGGCAATTCGTCGGTGGATCACCGGCACCGTCCTCCCGGCCCTCCGGAAAACCGGGACTTACTCCACCGCGCCGGCGCTCACCGATGACGAGTTGATTCATCAGGCGCTATCGATTTCGGCCACTCGCGTGGCTGCGCTCACTGAGCGTGTCGCTGAGCTTGAGCCGAAGGCACTCGTGGCCGAGAAACTCCTCGACGCAACGGGCGACTATGAGGTCGCCGATGCTGCGAAGGTTCTCTCACGGTCAGGTGTCACTACCGGCCGAGGACGACTCTTCGGCGACCTTCATAGGCGCGGCTGGATCTACCGGCACCAGGGCGATGGAAAGTGGCGAGTCAAGCAGTCCGCGCTCGACGCCGGATACATGGCCGAGTTGCCGCAGTCGCACTACCACCCGAAGACCGGAATCCTCGTCCTCGATCCACCGCAGCCGCGCGTCACGCCAAAGGGGATTGAACGAATCCTGAAGGACTACAACCACACCGGAGAGTTGGTAAAGGCATGAGTGACTTCGACCGGCAGTTCGCGATCCGACTTCCGGACGGAAGTATGTTCCTCGTCCCCGAGCCCGCGCCGAATCCGTTGCTTCCGCGCTTCCTGCTCAATGTGCCAGAGCATCGTCCAGTGGTCGCAATATGGGAACAGGAGAGTGACGCCCAGGTGATGCTCGACGCAATCAAAGAGCAGGCCCGCAAGGTCGGCGTTACCAACATCGGCGCGACCATCGTCTCCCGCGTCGTCGGCCCCTGGGCGGATCCGGATCTGACCGGATTCATCGCCGCCGTTGAAGAGCACGCGAACGGGGAATCATGATCGCCACCACTGCAATGCAGCGTCAGCTCGCCGAGTCCGCGGTCCGGTCACTGTTCGACGCCGAAGACGCGCGACTCGCAGCGCAACACAATCTCGATTGCCCGACCGGCCCACGGTCTGACGAGGAGGAGACGGCCGCGATGCTCGCACTGATCGAAGCTGGCAACGATTACATCTCCGCGCTCGGCGCCCTCCGATCCGCTATCCCGATGTAGCCCAATGACTCCGGTGGCGTCACCACTGTAGGACCGTGCCGGTCCCGATGGTCGGCAACTCGACGCCACCGGCCCAAACTTCTCACACTCCCATTTCTCCTGCGAAGGACATTTTGCGATGACGCATACCCAAAACACCCCGCCAGACAAGGCAACTGACTCGAAGATCGCCGACTTCTGGGACACCCACAGCGCAGCGCAGCGCGCCGAGCCGAAGCGCGTCGGCAGCCACCGCGCTGTGCAGCTGGAGCGCGCGCCGAAGTTGCAGTGGTGGAAGTGCCTGATCGCGATCGTCTGCACGTTCGTCATCCTCAACGGCCTCGTGTTCCTCGGCGCGTACACACCTTTCGGCGGTGTCCGATGAGTAAGCCCTCACCGAGTGTGGCGTCCCGTCGAAAGATGCTTGCGAAGCGAATTTTGCGGGACGGCCGCGCATTCCATCCGGACGCCAAGCACGGAACCAAGACTGGCTACGACTACTACGGATGCCGCTGCGATGAATGTGGACTGGCCCGCAGGTTGTTGGACAGGCAAGCGAAAGAGGACCGGCGGGCATTCGGAGATCCGCGAAGCGGGTGGACGCGCGCAGACTCACGCGCTCTCGACGCTTGGGCACTCTCACAGCCTGCGCGGACACCGCTGCAAATCGATCCCCATCTCTATGCGGCCTTCCACGCGGAATCGGTGGCGGCATGAGCGAACACATTCACAACACCGAATGCACGAAGTCCGGTCAGCCATGCCACGGCCGCGGTCTTCCGTGCAGGAAGCCTCATCCAACGCAGCCCGATCTCACCTGCGCCAAGCTCGCCGGTCACATCGGCAACCACGAGGGCTGGGGCAACGCAATGAAGCGAATCGAATGGACCACGGAGGCCACAGCATGAGCATTACATTCAGCATCAGCCGCAGCGACCTCGCGAAGGCTCTCACGATCGGGCTGAAATTCGCAGGCAAGGAACGCGAACTCCCGATGCTCTGTGGGATCAACCTGTCGATGATCAAGGGGCACTTGACGATCACCGGTACTGATCGATTCCGCATCGGCCTGGTCCGGATCAAGCCGTGGCCCAAAAATGCGGACGGCTCAGTGAACCCAGATCTGAGTGGTTCGGGTAGCAATATCGGAGTCCTGCCGCGCGCGACGGCAACCCGGCTGCTTCGCGTGATCGGCGGCCCACTCGATGGACGCTCACCCCAGGTGGAACTCACCGCCGCGGGTCGCGAGCTCACAATCGCCGACGGCGAGACCAGACTCACGGTCACGCTCGCCGACGAGAAGTTCCCTGATATCGCCGGAATCCTTCTCGAAGAGATGGACCGTCCGATAGACCTCGACCTCTGGGGTGTGAACACAGCACTGTTTGCTGCCTTCAAGGATGCTGCGTGGCGTAAGGGAGATCATGCGACCGTGCGGCTTTCGACGCCTTCGCGTCCCGCGCTGGTGCGAATCGGCGACCACTTTATCGGCTGCTTGATGCCGGTGCGGATTGCCGAAAGCGGGGCGCCCGCGTCGGATTGGAAAGAATTCCTCACGCCGGAGGAGTCGAAGCGCACCGCCAAGCGTGCACCCAAGGTGGCGAAGTGACTGACCCGTTGCGCGATCCCGCTGATACCTGGGACGACGACCGCGGCGCCCTCGTTGATCGAGCGTATGACGCGCATGTCGCCCAGCAGCTCGAGCAACCTGCCGTCGAGTTCCCCACGATCCCGCACTTCATTCAGTGGGGATGTGGGACATGCGGGAAGTGGCGGTCCGCACCGTGTGCGCCGAGCTGCGTGTTCGGCGGACAAGCGGATCCGGCCGAATTCAAGGTCGCCCGAATCGAAGCCGAACGCCGCAAGGCGCTCGACGCGGCAATGAATCGAGAACAGGAATGAGACTCTCCGAAGCCGTCGAGAACGTCGGCAAGCCAGTGATCTACACGCACCCAGCAACTCTCGCGACCGAGCCCGGAATCATCCGCAGCGTCGACATTGCGAACCGCGGACTCGTGAACGTCCAGTACGGCCCGGACGTTTGGGCCACCCATCCTGACAACCTCAGACTTGATCGGAGCCGACGATGAACGTCACCGTCCTCACCAAACCTGATTGCGTCCAGTGCGATTTCACCAAGACGCACTTCGACAAGCACGGCATCGAGTACGACGTCGTCGACATCACTGTCGATGCCGACGCCCGTCAGAAGGCGATCGACCTCGGATACTTCTCGGCGCCCGTCGTGATCGTCGAAGCCGATGGGCAGGTCGCGCACTGGTCCGGTTTCAAGCCGGACCGGATCAAGGCCCTCGGTGCGGAAGCGGGGGAGCAGCAGTGACCTCGCGCATCGTCACCGACAAGGCCGAGCCCGGATCGCCCGAGTGGCTCAAACTGATCACCGCGTCGAAGATCCCGTCCATCCTCGGCATCTCGCGTTTCAAGTCGCAGTTCTCGCTGTGGCACGAGATGGCCGGCAACCTGCCGTCCGAGCCGATCGGCACGGCACAGCAGGACGATTTCGACTACGGCCACGCGGTCGAGCTCGCAGCGGGGGAGTACTGGCGATTCAAGAATCCAGGCTGGCGACTCTCGCGCGGCGAGGTTCAGTACACCGACGACGAGTTCGAGTTCGGTAATGCCGCGACGATCGACGGCCGAGCATCACGTGGATCACTGCGCCGGATCGCTGAGATCAAGACAGCTCGCGACCTCGCCGAGTGGGGCGACGACGGATCGGGCGAAGTGCCCGCCGACTATGCCGCACAGGTGATCTGGCAGCAGCGTGTCACCGGATTCACTGCCCCCGCGAACATCGTTCTGTGGCCGCAGTACGGCAAGCCGAAGATCTACGTCATCGAGTACAGCGCACAACTCGCCGCGGCGATCGTCGCTGCAGTGCGGAAGTGGAACGCCAGCCTGGCCGCAGGTGAACCGCCCGAACTCGACGACACGATCAGTACCTACGAGACCGTCCGTCGGCTACATCCACAGATCGACGGCCGCGAGGTCCAACTCGATCCCAACCTCGCCGCCGACTACCTGACCGCAGTGGCCGACGACAAAGAGATCACGAAGCGACTGCGGGGACTGAAGACTCGCGTCCTCGACGTCATGGGCAACGCACAGACCGCAGTCGTCATCGATCTCAAGATCGCCACACGGACACCCGGCCGAGGCGACTCAATCTCACTCCGCTCCAACACCAAGGCCGATCCGGCCGCTATCGAAGGAATCTCAGCATGAGCACCGAAATCGAGCACTACGAAGCACAGTCCGTCGTTCTGCCCGTCGAACCGCAGACCGCCATCGGGCAACTGATGCAGCACGCCGAAGCGATGGACGCAGCGTTCAGCCTGGCCGAGAAGATGTGCAACACCTCGCTCGTCCCGTCGATTTACCGCGGTAAGCCGAATGATGGAACCGCTGCCATCCTCTACGGAGCCGAACTGGGACTGAATCCCATTCAGTCGTTGCAGCAGATCTTCGTCGTCCACGGCATGCCGGCCATCTATGCCCGAACCATGGTGGCGCTGATGAAGTCCAAGGGCCACAAGGTGTGGACCGAGGAATCGACCGACGAGTCGGTGACGGTGTCCGCGCAGCGCCACAACGAGTCTCACGTCGAGACGAGCACCTGGACGATGGAGCGTGCAGAGCGCGCGGGCTACGTGCCCACGATCGACGAGAAGACTGGAAAGTTTGCACTCAACGGCAATGGCAAGTTGATCGGCAATGAGAAGTACCTCAAGGATCCTCAGGCGATGCTCTACGCGAAGGCCGCATCCGAGGTCTGCCGCAAGATCGCACCGGACATCCTGCTCGGCATCGCGTACACCCGTGAGGAGCTCGAGCTCGAGGAGGCCGCGAACCCGACGCGCGTCAAGTCCGAGCGCGTCGCGGCGCCGAAGGGCGGCACGGCTGGCCTGGCCGCGAAACTCGGAATGACGGAATCCCCGGAATCCACACCCGACCCGGTCGCAGAACCTGTGTCCGAACCAGTTGTCCTGGCGTCGGATGCCGAGATCAAGTCTCTCGTCGACGCTCTGGCCGAGGGCGGCATCACCGACAAGGACGAGGCGATCGCTTTCCTGCGTGCTCGCACGTACCGTCCCGAGATCCAGAAGTCGAAGGACCTCACCAGCGCCGAGGTCGCCGCGGTCCTGGACTTCATGACCAACGGCGAACCCGCATGAGGGCCGCTCGGGTCGCGATCGCGGCAACGGCGCTCGTCGTGGTGCTCACGGGCTGCTCGTCGATGAATCAGGAGTGGCACCGCGACTGCGTGGTCAACTCGAAAGAACGTCTGATCGCGGACGGCTCCTCGGCTGAGAAGCGCGTCTATACATCGTGCGGAAGTTTCACGGTGAATGACTCGGTGTCTGGTGGATTCAGTTCGCAGGACAGCTTCAACAAGCTCGTCGAGGGTCGCACGTTCGACATACAGACCGGCGACTACCGCATCGGCCTGCTTTCTCGGTTCCCCAACGTCATCGACGTGAAGCCGAAGTAATCCCACTCGCAACCTGATCCGGGCCGCCATCAGCGGTGGCGGCCCGGCTTATGCACAGGAGTTATCCACATGTCCGACGACGAGATCGGTACCGCAAGGCTGCGTCTGCTCGACGAGCGCCTGGACGGTATCCACATCCAGTCCGAGCGTCTGCGGGATCGAATCACCCACAGCACGATCGAAGGTCTGTACACGCAGTTGAACCGGGCGGAACTGGCGCAGCTCGAAGCTGAGGCTGAACTGCTCCATCGCGAGCGTGACGACCTGAATAAAGAAAGCCAGAAGTAGTGGGATTGCCATGGATTCGGCTCGATACGAGCCTCGCAGACCATCCGAAAGTGCTTGAACTCGTCGACTCCGGGCAGTATCGCGCGGCGTTTGCGGGCGTGATGGCGATGACTTACAGCGGGAAACACGGCACGGATGGGTTCATTCCGAAGGGTGCTCTGCCGTTCATTCACGCCCGAAAAGCGGACGCGGACAAGCTCGTCGAAGTCGGAATGTGGGACGTGGTGGCAGGTGGATGGGAGATCCACGGATGGGACGAATACCAGCTCAGCGATGACGAATCGAAAGCCAGGAAGCTTCGAGCGAAGAAGGGTGGGTGCATCAAAAATCATGGAATCGACTGCGGATGTTGGAGGCTTTAGCAGTGCTTCAAGCACGTGCTTAAGCACTGTCCCTAAGCGCTGCTTCAAGCACGTGCACGGACGGACGGACGTAACTAACGAAGAACTACTAACAGCAAAATCTCGTTTGGTATCTGTAAGCAACGCGCACAGGGGGGCAGGACGATTTCCCTCGGATTTGAATGGATCGAACGTGGATGCCGCTGCTTCGCGCGGCCGGCGTGGAACTGAAATCGAGTTATCCACAGGGCTACTGAGTGCAGGTGCCGCGTGAGAACCGTCCTCGGGATTGATCCCGGAGCGCGCGCAACGGGGCTCTGCGTCCTCACAGGCGATGAAATCATCGCCCACCAGACGATCACCTCAGAAGGGGAGATATTTCCCGCAGAGCGGCGCTACGTCCTCGCGGTCCTCGAAGCTGGCGCCCTGCTCCTGCAAGTCCACGACGTCGACCTCGTCGCCGTCGAAACCATCACACGGCCGAGCTGGCACATGAAAGGCCGCGCCGCAGTCGACCCCACCGCACTGCTCGCCACCGCCGAAGTGCTCGGCGCAGTCCTCGGAGTCGACTGGCCCGTCAACGTCACCCAGATCCGACCCAACAAAAACGGCTCTCAACCACTCGGCACCTACCCCGGAGTGCTCGTCTCACCCGCAGAACGACGCAAGGCCGGATGGGAGAACCGAATCGGAGGCGGCCAACTCCGGCACGCACGCAGCGCCTACGACGTCGCACGACTCGCCAGCCGCAACCTCGCCCGCAGAACCGCACTTGCACAGGAGAACTCATGACCGCCACAGACGATCTCACCTCCCGACTCTCGAAGGCGATCCGTGCCGCCTGGGTGGACAGGCTCGACTGGGATGAACTCGCCCAAGCTGCCCTCGAATTCCTTACTGCCGCCGGCCGACTTACCCCTACCGACGGGAAAACTCTCACCGCCGAGGAGTGGGCAGACTTCCTCAACGTGATCCACGAGGGCCGTGGGGATTACAGCTCACGAGATCGACTCCGCGAGAAGTTCCCGATCGACATGCCCGGCGTAGATGCCCCCACCAAGCCCAAGCTCACCGAGTGCTGCGGCACACGGGTGGAAGACCCTGATCCGGAGTGCCCGGAATGCGGAATCAACTGCGCCACTCCCGCCCCTGCCGAACCCGCCGAGGCGGAGACGAAAGCGGAGTACCCACATCGGGGGCTAGGGGATCTGATCGTCCTTGGGCCTGAGATTTTCACCAATGGTGAGGTAATCAACTGGCGCGGAGAGAACTTCGTGCGCGCACAGGACGAGGGGATCTGCTCGGCAAAGTTCGATGGCGATCGCGTCTACCGTTGCGTGCTTGCTGATGGGCATTATGGCGACCACACAACAGCGAAGGGTGAGCACTGGCAGAAGCGCCCCGCCTCCTCGCCGGTTGTCCCTGCCCCCACCGAAACCGAAGCAGGTCACGCATGAGCATCATCGAAGTTGGACAAGCGAGCCGAACCAATGGATGGCTCGGTGGCGAGAACCAGAACCAAGGCGGAAAGCAGCGTGAGACACGATGGCTAACACCACGTCACCTCACCGACCCGCTCGGACACTTCGACCTAGACCCGGCAGGTGCACCAGGACATTCGATCGCCACACGGACACTCCTACTCGAGAATGGTGACGATGGCCTGATTGACGAGTGGTCGGGTCGAATCTGGCTCAACCCGCCATATGGAAAGCAGTTGGAGCCGTTCATGTCCCGACTCGCAGATCACGGCAACGGAATCGCCCTCGTCTTCGCACGCACCGAGACCAGTTGGTTCCAGGAATTCGTCTGGGGTCGAGCAACGTCGGTGATGTTCCTCAAAGGCCGGGTCACATTCTTGGATGCAAACCGGGTCAAGGCTCCGGCTAATGCGGGCGCTCCTTCGTGCCTGGTTGCATACGGCGAGAACAACTATCAGGCAATCGAGGACTCCGGACTTCCTGGATGCCATGTCCACTTGCGCTACGGACTTCCGAACCTCGCCCCGTTCGTTGCGGCCGAGGAGAGACGGGCATGACCGCAACGCCGATCTACAACAGCCATGAGATCCACTACGACGCAACAAGTCACGGTCCACTACTGGATCATTCGGACCGGCCATTCCGGCCAGCGCGAGTCAAAATTTCCTTTACCGATGGTCAGATGAGTTATGTGTGCGTGACGGGACCCGCTATCCGGATTAACGGATCTATCGGCACTTCCGAGCGGTGGCGATGGTTCATGGAAAGGCGACAGTTGACGGCCGACATTCCCGAATGGGTTCGGGAGTTCGTAAAAGCTGCACTGCTGGAAAGGGTGGCGGCGTGACCCTCACGATGACCGACCTGTTCTCGGGTGGTGGTGGGAGCTCGGAAGGCATGACACAGGCCGGCATCCACGTTCAGGTTGCCGCGAACCACTGGGATACAGCGATCGCCACACACCAGAAGAACCACCCCGACACCGAGCACATCATGGCGAATCTGTCCGAGGTCGACTGGCGCACCTTTCCGTCCACCAACATCCTCTGGGCGTCACCGTCCTGCGTGTGGCACGCACGATCAGGCGGACGCAAGCAGCCGCCGGCCGAGGAAGAGATGCGCCGAGCTGACGCCGGATCCGTCGATCGGGCAACAGCGTTCGCAGTGATCGCAGCCACCGAAGTTCACCAGTTCGACGCGGTGATCGTCGAGAACGTCCCCGAGTTCCAGGCGTGGAGTCTCTACAACTGGTGGCTCGACGGGATGCGGGCACTCGGCTACCGAGAACAGGTCGTGCTGCTCGACGCTGCCGAAGTTGGGGCAGCGCAGCGCAGAGTTCGGTACTTCGCCGTATTCACCCGCGACGGCAACGTGGACCTGACCATCCGCGAACCGAAACGCACCCACGCGCTGAGCATCCTCGACCCGAACCCCGGCAAGCTCGTCACCCGCAAGCTGTACGTCTCCGACCAGATCGAACAGATCACCACCCACGACGTGCCGCACCTGGTGACATACCGACGCAACGCGAAAGCCCGCCGCGCCGACACACACCCGCTCGCCACGATCACCGCCGGCGGCAACCACCACGGCATCGCCACACTCACCGACGAAGGACCAAGGTTCCGAATGCTCAACAATCGCGAATGCGCTCGCGGCCAGGGATTCCCGGACTCCTACGAGTTCGTAGGCAACGCGAAGGACGTGAAGAAGCAGATCGGCAACGCGGTCTCCGTCGACGCTGCACGGTGGATTGGTGGACGCGTCACGGCTGCATTGGGGGTGGCGGCGTGAGTGAGATCCGATCACAGGCCGCACCCGCGAGGGACGAACTGGCCGAGACCACCTTGATTGACGGAATCAGGGCGACGCTCGAAGGTTTGCCCTTCCGCAAGCAGGCAGCAGTTGCGGCTGTGGAGGTCATGAAGTCCCAGGGCTGGTCGAAGCCTCGCACGGTGAACGCCCCGTCCGAATTCGAAGCGCTGCCGGTGGGGACGGTCGTCCTGCTCACTTCCCGGCGAGCTGGACACGTCGCCTGGCAGAAGCAGGACGGCGACAGGTGGTGTGAAGCCTCCGACTGGGAATGCTCCATGACCTCGCTCGAACTTTGGGCAGTGAACCTCCCCGCGGCCGTCCTCTTCACTCCGGGGGGTGCGGGATGAGTCAGACGGTCTACCAATCGAACGAAGCGAAGATGCTCGAGGCCCTCGAACGCCTCGGCTACGACCGCCGAGACCCAGCACTCCGCGACATCATCCGACTAACCCACGGTCTCGTCGCTGACGCATGGCGGTACGGACGAGACGGCAACTCACTGAACGAGGCACGCACATGAGCGAACCGATTCCGTATGACGAGATGCGGCGACTGTGCGGACTGCCCGATGTGAAGGGGTACTGCGCCCGGAGGGATATGCAGCGATCGTTCAGCCAATTTGGGAAGGCGATGAATCAGGTGGCCACAGACATAGGTAGAGGATTCGAGAGGTTTGCGGATGCCCTCGTTGCGTCGAAACCCAAACAGGCCGCACCGATGTGGGTTCGAGATCCCGCCACAACACGAAGGACCGCATACGGGCCGACAAGGAGGGTCAAGTGACAGAACACTTCTACCTGCCGACGAACGAACGGCAAGGTCTCGTCAAGGTATTGGGCGAGGTACCTGAGACCGTCGAAAACCTCGCCCGCTGCATGACCGTCGGGATCCGGGCGCAAACTTTCCAGCCGAAGGTCAGCACCGGTGAACAGCCCCGACCGTTGCCGTTCAATCCTGACGCCGGCGAGATGGCCGAATCACTTCGACAAGAACTAGTCAGGTGGGTTGTCTGGCTCTGCGATATCCGTGGTCTCACACAACCCGGTCATGATGTCCTGCCGTTGGCGCGGTGGCTGGCGCGGAACATCCTGATCCTCGCGGTCACACCCGGATCCGAAACCGCATACACATCCATCTCAGCCAAAGTGAAAGCAGCACAACGAGCCTCAGGGCGGACACCAGCGTCGTCCATCGTGCACGTCGTCGACGTCGCCCAAGCCCGGAACCGCCTACTCAACGCGACCGGCTGCGCTGTCCTCGCCAAAGAGATCGGCATCGAAGGACTCACCCGAGTCCGCGTCAACACCCTCCACCGCGGTGGCCATATCCAACCCGTCAAACAATCCGGACGAGTCCTCATCTACCGACTCGGCGACGTCCTCGACGCACACGAAACCGTCATCACGTGGAAGCCGAAACCCAAGAAGAAAACCACACGATCTAGAGGTGAATCCAATCAATCGACCGAGACTGATAAGAGATGACAATCATCTGATACGCTAAGCGCGTTGTGCGGGCAGTGTCGAAATCGACCACCCGCACATTCGCACATCATCCACATTCGTCCAGGGGTGCGTCTGGACCGTCGCCGACAAAACGCCTCGCAGTCACTACGACTCGGCACGGCGAACACAACGCACACAGACCTCCATCCAGGTTCAAGTCACCGCCCGGTCCTGACTCACGCGCCGGGGGCACGGAATCCAAGCCCGCACCAAGACGGCCTCCCGCCGTAGTGCGCCGCTGCCTGGATGGACTCAACGTCCCCGCTCTCAGTGGGGCACACGGCGATCCAATGGCCTGATGCGCCGAGGTAGCCGAACAACTGAATAGGGATTCCCTGTAGCTCAAAGGTAGAGCTGCCCGAGCGTGATCGGGTGAAAGTGCTGGTTCGAATCCAGTCAGGGAAACCACTAGGTGTACTCACAACTTCATATCGGGGGGTGACATGCGCTCGCTCGCCCTGCTCACGGTCCTTGCCTGCTGCGTGATCGGCCCAGTCCTCACACCTGCTGATGCGAGTGCCCGAAACGTGATCGTCGTCGACGGCACAGGACGATCCGGTGCGGCACTGCTCGCCCGCGAGATCCAGCCCGGCGACACCGTGACCTCGATCGACTATCCGGCAACGGTCCTGTGGCCGAGCTACGACCAGTCGGTGCAAGCCGGAACCCAGGCGCTACGAGCGGAACTCGCCGATGCACCCGATGGGACACTCGTCATCGGGTACTCACAGGGCGCCCGCATCGTCGGCGATGTCCTCGCCGAACCACAGTCAGCAGATGTGACCGGGGTCGTGTACTCCGATCCACGCCAAACGGGTTCGGGGATCGAAACTCAGATCGCACTTCCGGGGATCCTCGGCGCCACGATGTCCGGCGAACGCGGCGCATTCACTGTGCCCGTCGAATCGAAGTGCATCCCAACAGACGGCGTATGTGACTGGGACAACTCGGAACAGCTCGGCTCTGTCATCGGCTATCTGCGCAATCACACCCGCTACTTCAACTAACCGGAGGATCGAATGTCTGCACTCGTGCCCCCAACCCACATCGACGTGCGCGAGTTCAAGTACTCGGGCGTAGAGGCCAAAGAGCCCAACGCATTCCAGCGGATGCACAAACGCGGCTGGCCTGTTGGTGCTATCGCCGAGTTCTTCCGCTGCACCGTCGCAACGGTGCGCCACGATCTGGCACTGCCGTGATCCTCGACCTGGTCGAAGCGATCCGAATCCTGTGGGCGCTGATCGAGTTCTGGGTGATCTGATGGAGTTTCCATATGAAGGTGACCTGCTCGCGGTCTTCGAAGCCGTAACTCTTCCGCGAGTCACACAAGAAGCCCTCGACTACATCAGTCCATTCCTCGGTGTACCGAGCATTCAAGTGCAGATCGACGAGATCCTCGACGACGCCTGGTGGTCGCGTCGAATGGTGCAGCGACAGCAGCGATGCCAAGCCTCGCACTGACCAAGTGGGCGATCGTCAACACCCTTGCGGATGTGGAGGTCCTGATGGAACCACGGGTTGAGATACACCAAGACATCAACCAGGCCTGGTTCTACCACCGGTGCACCGACTGGAGTTTCGAGAACTTCGGGATAGCAGAGGCTCGCCTCCCGCTCGGCGACGGCGGATGGGAACTCGTCAACAACAACACCATCAGTCCCTCCGTGCTGTGTCACAACTGTGGCACGCACGGTTTCTGGACTGACGGGATCTGGAGGAGTTGCTGATGTGCCCGAGTTTCGAAGACATGTTGTTCGATGCCAAGGTCCTGCTCACGAAGGCCCGTGTCATGCACGACTACGACGCGGTCAACTTCTACTCGAAGCGAGTCGAGTCGTTGAAGGCTCAGATCGCATCGGGCGGCAAGCATGAGTAGTGCGGGACGTTCGGGGCATCGTTGGCGGAAGATCCGAGCGAACCACCGAGAGATGTGTCAGGCGAGGAACGCTCCGTGCTGGCTGTGCGGACAACAGATCGACTATGACGCTCCAGCGAACGCGACCGAGTCCTACGAAGCCGATCACTACTTCTCGGTGAGCACCCACCCGCAACTCGCCAACGACCCCGAGAACCTGCGCCCGTCGCACTCCGGATGCAACCGCAGCCGCGGCAACAAGGCAGCCGACACCGACACCTGGGTCCAATCAGAAGCATGGGACTGAAAAGCCCCTGACCTGCACTTATGTGCCGGATTCTGCATAACTGCAGGTCAGAGCCATAAAATCCGGACCCCCCACCCCACGGACACTCCACCGGTTCCGTCCAATCTCCCCCCTGCGTTCAGGGGTGTACATGTACACGGGGGTGTTCAGTGGCTGACGCGCACAACCGGACCCGCTACCTCAAGGGGTGTCGCTGCGAGATCTGCAAGGCCGCACAGGCGGACTACCGCCGGGACCTGAAGGCTCGCAAGTCGGAGGGGAAACCTGTTCGACCGGTTGTCGTGCAGATGCCAACCCAAGAAGTGGCCACTACCGATGACGAATCTGTCGTCGCTGCGGTTCGCCGTGAGCTCGGAATGCTCGACGTTTCGAAGCGCCCCGGCTTGGTGGCGACAGCGTTGGCGCTGGCGCGGGTTCTCGACAATCCACTTTCGGTGCAGCAGCACCCGGCAGCGGCCGGACGACTCGCAGAGTTGCTGAACACCTTGTCGACGTCGGCACCGAAGAAGCGTTCGAAGCTTGCCGAACTGAGGGAGGCGCGGTGAGTGAGACCCGGTTCGGCTCCGAGGTCGCGAGAATCTTCACTCCGCCGCTGCGGGAGCTGACTCCCGAAACCTCGGACGGTTTCAAATGCATCAAGTTCGCGGAAGAGATTGTCGGAATCACATTGCTGCCCTGGCAGAAATGGCTACTGATTCACGCGCTCGAGCTGCGCCCTGACGGCCTGTACCGGTTCCGGACTGTGCTCGTGCTCGTCGCGCGCCAGAACGGCAAGACGCTGGTGATGATGATCCTGGCGTTGTGGCATATCTACGTCCGAGGATCTCGGACCGTCATCGGTACGGCCCAGGATTTGACCAACGCGGAGAAGGCGTGGGGCGAAGCGGTCGAGATGGCGCAGGGCGTCGAGGATCTCAATGACGAGATCGAGCATGTCGTGCAAACGAACGGCAAGAAGTCGCTGTTGCTGGAATCGGGGGAGCAGTACCGAGTAGCGGCCGCTTCCAGACGTGGCGCTCGTGGGTTCACTGGCGACCTGATCCTGCTCGACGAACTACGCGAACATCAGAACTGGGACGCCTGGGGTGCGTCGACCAAGACAACCTTGGCGCGCCCCGAGGCGCAGGTCTGGGGTTTCTCAAACGCCGGCGATGCTCTCTCGATCGTGTTGCGCTACTTGCGTGCTCTGGCACACCAGGCACTCGGCTGGCCCGATGGCAACGAGGACGAAGCCGCGCTTGGCATGGCGGACGACCTGTCCGAGGAAGACCTGGAAGACGGCGACTCGCTCGGATTGTTCGAGTGGTCGGCCCCACCGAACGCTGCCCGCAACGATCGCAAGGGCTGGGCCTGGGCGAATCCGTCGATGGGGTACACGATCACCGAACGTGCCATCGCATCGGCGATGCGTACCGACCCGGTCTCGGTGTTCCTCGTCGAGGTGCTCTGCCGGTGGATCTCGACCGCAGAGGGTGGACCATTCCCCGAGGGTAAGTGGATCGCCACTCAAGACAACACGGCGAAGATCGCACTCAACTCCAAACGAGTTTTGGCGATCGACGTTTCGTGGGATCGAACTACGACGTACATCGCCCGTGGCGGCAAGGATCGTGAAGGCTGCTCCGTCGTCGACATCGCGGCCCAGCGGCCTGGGACCGACTGGGTGGTGCCGTGGCTGATCAAACATCGTCGACGCTATGACGCGTTCACCTTGCAGACCAACGGCGCCCCAGCATCGTCACTGCGGGATGCGATCAAGAACGCCAAGCTCCCCGACGGATCCGATGCGAATCTGCCACTCGTCGAGTTGGCCGGCGCGGATCTCGTGCGCGCCACAGGCATCGCGTTCGACGCAGTCGACAAAGGGCTCGTCAAACACCTGCAGCACCAGGGACTCGACCTTGCGGCCGCGACGGCGCGACCGAAGACACTCGGCGACTCCTGGGTCATCGACCGAAAGAACTCACCTGTCGACGCCGCGCCACTGATCGCGTTCTTCTACGTGCTCTGGCTCCTCGAACAAGAACTCGAGGAAACACCCGACCAACTGCCCATCCAGGCTCCACCGCTTCAGCGGGAGGAACTGGACGAAGTAATGACCGCTGGATTCTGAGAAGGAGGTGGCTGGTGGACGCTCTGAAACTACCTGTGGGCGAAGGCGTGACGCCATGGATCAACAAGGCCGCCACGACAAGCCCGACCGCCGAAATCGGCTACGTCTCCGACGAAGGCGGCTACTGGGCAGTCGACCTCGAGGAAACCCCCGAGCTTCGCTGGCCGCAGGCTGGTGAGGTCTACGAGCGGATGTCGCGGCAAGACAGTCAGGTTCGATCAGTGCTGCAAGCGGTGACTCTGCCGGTGCGGCGCACGAAAGCTCGACTCGAACCGAACGGTGCCCGGCCCGAGGTCGTCGCACTGGTTGCCGAGGACCTGCGGCTGCCGGTGGTCGGATCGGACGCTCCGCCTGCCGGTCGTGCGCGAGGTCGGTTCTCGTTCAAAGAGCACCTGCGACTGGCGTTGCTGCAAGCGAAGTTCGGGCACATGTTCTTCGAACAGAACTACCGCATCGACGACGCCGGTATGACGCGGCTCCGCAAGCTCGCTCCGCGGATGCCGAGGACGATCTCGGAAATCACCACCGCCCGCGACGGCGGACTGATCTCCATCGAGCAGAGCGGGACGGACAAACCGATCCCGGTCAGCCAGCTCGTCGCCTACGTCCTCGACGGCGACCCCGGAGACTGGCGCGGAAACTCGCTGCTGCGTTCGGCCTACAAGAACTGGCTCCTCAAGGACCGGTTGCTGCGGACACAAGCGCAGGTGGTCGACCGCAACGGCCTCGGTGTTCCCGTCTACGAGGCTGGCCCGAAGGACTCCCAAGAACAGTTGGTCGAGGGCGAGAAGATCGCCCGCTCCTACCGATCCGGGGACGTCTCAGGCGCGGCCACACCGTACGGCGCGAAACTGCGTTTGGCTGCGCCCGAGGGCAACCTTCCCGATGCTCAAGGGCCGATCAACTACCACGACGACCAGATCGCGAAATCCGTTCTCGCGCACTTCCTCAACCTCGGACGCCAGACCGGATCGTGGGCACTGGGAACGACATTCGCGGACTTCTTCGTCTTCTCGCTGCAGGCGCTCGCCGACTCGGTCTGCGAGACCTTCAACCAGCACGTCGTCGAAGACCTTGTCGACCTGAATTGGGGCGAGGACGAACCGGCACCGCTCGTCGTGTTCGACGAGATCGGCTCGCAATACGCCGCAGTCGCCGAGGCCCTCAAGCTCCTCGTCGAGGCCGGACTGCTCGATCCCGATGACGCGGTCAAAGCCGCAGTGCGCCAGGCATACAGCCTGCCGACGAAGACCACATCCGAAGGAGGTTCCGAGTGAACCGAAACGTACGGGGGATGCGCGCCAGCGCCCGTCCGGACAAACACGACTGGTACCAGATCCGCAATGCAGCCGACGAAGACGAAGGCCCCGCCGAGATCCTGATCTACGACGAGATCGGCTACGGCTGGTACGGCGGCGTCAGCGCCCAGAACTTCGCCAAGGAACTCGGTGCGATCTCCGCCGACGAAATCACCGTGCGGCTGAACTCGCCCGGCGGTGACGTCTACGACGGTATCGCGATTCTCAACGCGCTCCGCTCCCACAAAGCCCGCGTCACGGTCTACGTCGACGGGCTCGCCGCCTCTGCTGCAAGCTTCATCGCCATGGCCGGCGACGAGGTCGTCATGCGCCGCAACAGCGAAATGATGATCCACGACGCCTCGTGCCTGGGCATCGGCAACGCAGGTGAGATGCGCAAGGTCGCAGACGATCTCGATCGCGTCAGCAACAACATCGCATCCATCTACGCCGAACGTGCCGGCGGAACCACCGACGAGTGGCGCGAAATCATGCTCGCCGAAACCTGGTACTCCGCACAGGAAGCCGTCGACGCCGGGCTCGCCAATCGCGTCGACGCCAAGGCAGAGACCGAGGAAGACGACAAAGCCGCAGCGAAGAACTCGTTCGACCTGTCGATCTTCAACTACGCCGGTCGCCGCGAAGCGCCCGCGCCCCCACAGATCGTCCGCCACGAAGACCGTGCCGGATCTCGCCCGAGCGCATCGCATCGGGCGCCCACAACCCCAGCCGCACGCTCGGTCGGGTCTACACGAAAAGGAGGCTCGACAGTGGCACTGACACTGACTGACGAGCAGGAAACCTCCGTCCTCGAGGCCCTCGGGCTCGAAGAGGGTGCCACCGCCGACGACGTCGTGACGGCGGTCGAAGAACTCGCCACCGCACCCGAGGAAGGCGGATCCGAATCGGAGAACGCCGCCACCGGCGCGACCACGGCTCGCCTGCCCGAGGGCGTCGTCGCCGTCGACGCGGACCAGTTCGCCGCACTGCAGGCACAGGCAGCGCGAGGCGCGGCCGCAGCAGAGCGCCAGGAATCCGAGGATCGCACCCGCCTCGTCGACGACGCGATCCGCGCCGGCAAGTTCCCGACGGCCAAGCGCGAGCACTGGCTCAACTACCTCAAGGCGGATCCGAAGGGTGGCCGCGAGGTGCTGGCCTCGCTCGCTGAGGGATTGATCCCGGTCGGCGAATCCATCGGCCACGCACAAGAACACGAAACCACCGTCTCCGACGAGTCGCTCGACGACTTCGCCGCGCAGTTCGGACTCTCGAAGGGAGCACTCCGTGCCTGATTACCTGCCCAAGTTCACCGGCGGTCTGTCCCACCCGACCCGCACCGCGGGCGCGGGTGGCGTCACCGGCGGTCAGATCGTCACAGCGGCCGGTCTCCCCGCCGGCGCCGGTGCTCTCGACTGGGTCGGCATCGCCTCCCAGGACGCGGCAGCCGGTCAGCTGTTCGTCGCCTACAGCGGGGCGGTCCAGTGCCCCACCGCTGCGGGTCCCATCGCCCAGGGCGCACGCGTCAAGTGCGCCGCGGGCGGTCAGGTCACGACCTGGGTCTCCGGCACCGACGTGCCCGACGCCCTGGTCGGTACTGCGCTGGAAGCAGCCTCCGGCGCTGGTGTCCAGTTCCCCGTCAAGTTCACACGCTGAGAAAGGAATTGGCCTGATGCCTACCACTTACCCCGACCAGGGGCCGACCGTCAACGGTCAGAAGATCACCCTCGATCGACTCATGAACGATCCGATCCTGCTGTACAGGGTGCTGCGCGACCTCGTCAACGAGCGCCTCATCTCCCCGGTGATCCTCTCCGGAAAGGTCGACCTGACCGGCTCCGGCTCCGCGATCTTCGAGACTGGCGAGTCGATCTACTCCGACCGCGCCGCCGAGCGCGTCGCCCACATGGGCGAGTACCCGCTCACCGGTGACACTGCCGGTCCCATCTCGCAGGTATCTGCCGAGAAGTGGGCGCTCGCAACCGAGTTCCCCGACACCCTCGTCTCGCGTGGCCGCATGGATCTGGCTGTCCGCAAACTGATCAAGCTCGCGAACCGGCTGACCAAGCAGTTCGACGAGGTGTGCCTGTCCGCTGTCGCCTCTGCCGTGACGCAGACCCAGGCAGCGGAGGCCGCGTGGAACACCGCCGGCGCGAACCCGTTCCTCGACGCTCTGCTCTCCGGCGCGAAGATCGACGAACTCAACGAGGGATTCGAGGTCAACACGATCGTCGCTCGCCCGACGTCGTTCGCTCGCATCCTCGGCGCCGCGAAGATCCTCGACCGGCTGCCCCGCGAAGGCGCTGACGCGCCGGTGCTGACCGGCCGCATGATCTCGATCGCCGGATTCAACATCGTCAAGACCACGAACCTCCCACCGTCTACGGACGTGATGGTTCTCGACTCGACGCAGCTCGGGTCCATCGCCTTCGAAGATCAGGGAGGCGGCTACACCGGCAAGGCCGATGGAGTCCAGACCAAGCGCTTCCGCAAGGAAGAGGCAGACGGCTGGCGCATTCAGGCCCGCAAGGTGGGCGTGCCCATGGTTCAGGAGCCGATGGCGGCTCTGAAGGTGACGGGAGTCTGAAATGGCGAAGCACTACATCGGCAAGGCCGCACTGACAGTGGTGCGGCAGAAGAGCAACAGCTCTCGTATCTACGTGTACGCAGGCCAGCCGGTCGGCGAGGACGTCGACGCCGCCGAGATCTACCGTCTCGAAGCGGAAGGCTTCATCGAAGCCATCGAGATCCCCGAGACGATCGAGGACTTCGACCTCGGCGACGATGCAGGCGACGGACCGCCCGCCGAGTCGGCGAACAAGGACGCGTGGATCGAGTACGCAATCCGCAAGGGACACGACCGCGACGAAGCGGAGAAGGCCACCAAGGCCGATCTGATCAAGGCGCTGAGCTGACAGTGAGGGGACGTCATGGCATTCGCAACAACCGATGAGCTGGCCGACGGCTGGCGTCCCCTCAGTGACGCCGAGAAGAACTGGGCAGGAAAGCTCCTCGGCTCGGCGGAGCGCTGGATCCGCAAGCGACGACCGGACATCGCCGACGACGATCCCGACGCCAACGTCGTCGTCCTCTCCGTCGTGCGCAGTGCACTGGGACCGGGAGAGCACCTCGGGTTCAGCTCGTTCTCGCGAAACCTCGGACCTCGCGGCAAGTCCGGCACCCTCACCAATCCGAATGCCGCACTCGTGTGGGAGGACTGGATGAAAGAACTCCTCGACATCGCCACCTCGGAAACCGCGCTCGGGCGCTTCGGGAACGGAGACCGCCGTGAGCGATGGTGAGCGCGTCCACATCCGACCGGGTACGAAACTCGACGCCCGTCAGAAGCGGATCCCCGCAGCGGGAACCGAATTCGACATCGACGGTTGCGTCATCGAACCGATCGGTAGCGAGGAACTTGGCGAGGTCGGCAGGAGCGGCAAGGTCGTCGGCATCAAGATCTATCCGCCCGGTCCGGTCGAGCGCGCCATCACCTCCGCCGACGTCGTCGATGCCCGCGGGCACGAGTGGCAAATCGAAGGCGATGCGGATCTGTGGATCGACGAGGACCCGGACCTGTCCGGTCCGGTCATCGTGGCGAAGCGGGCGATGGGATGAGCGGCAACAGTTTTCGGCTCAACCGCAAAGGCGTCTCGGAAATCCTCAAGTCGCCCGAGTTTGCGGCCGCAGTCAACGAAGCCGCTCACGGCATCGCCGCCGACATCGGCGACGACGCTGAAGTTTCCGAGTACACCACCGACCGCAAGGCGGCATCAATCTCGGTGCCGGCGCACATGCAGGCCAGCGACGGCGCACTCACCCGCGCCGCCGCTGCCTATGGGTTGGAGGTGAGGGCGAAGTGAAAGCTGCTCGCCGACCGGCTGATCCGGCGAATCTGCTCGCCGACTTCTACGAGTCGATCCTTCCGACACTGCCTGATCCACCCGCATGCACGGTCGGGCTCGGCTTGCGCGAGGACTGGCAGTTGTCCGAGGACTGGCTCACTCCGACGGTTCCGCACGTCGGAGTCTTCGACGACAGCGGACCCGGACGGTGGCCGATCTCCACGAGGCCGATCCTCCGCGTCACCGTGTGGGCGATCGACCGCCCGAGCGCACGAGATCTCGCAGGATTGTGCATGGGCCTCGCGCTCGCGCACAAAGTCACCGGCATCGCGAATGTTCGTGAGCCGTCCGGGATCCTCGACGCCGTCGACCCGAAGAACCGGGGCCTGATGGCTTCGTTCACCCTGCGGACCACGGTCCGCACCCTCCCGCTCTAACCCGCCACCACTGTGGCCCGAACCCTGTGAAAGGGGTGTTTTGTCATGCCTCCAGTAACCAATGCTGAAGCCTCGCACATCTGGGACGAAGCCGAGGTCTACGTCATCGAGAAGTCCGACCTCATCGCCGCGGGAATCGACATCGAGTCCCTCGTCCCCGAGACGATCGACGCCGAACTCGACCCGCGATGGATCGAAGGATTCGTCGGACTGCTCGACGCGGCCGCCGGCATCCCCATCACTCCGGCCATCGAGATCACGCACTACGACGCGTTCGGCCGCGCACGGTACCGCAGCAAGTCCAAGAAGGGCACGGTCACGACCGGCTTCACTGCCTTCGAGGACAACGAGGTCACACGCAAGTTCGTGCTCCCAGGTTCCCGCAAGGGCAAGGTCGGTGCACCGCGCACGATGCACTTCTACACCTGCTACGTCACCCGTGACGAGGACATCGCCACGCGCATCCTCATCTCCACCGAGCCTGCCCTCTTCGAACTGTCCAGCCACAGCGGCATGGTCGAGGGCGAGCAGGAGGCGTACGAGATCACCGCGCACCACGCCAACGACAACGAGAACGACGTGTTCTTCCTCGTCGACGAGAACACCGTGCCGGACGATCTCACGATCACCACGACGTCGCTGCCCGCGGGCGCCGTCGGCACGCCGTACTCGCAGACCCTCGGCGCCGTCGGCGGCAGCGGGGCGAAGACGTGGTCCAAGACCGGCACCCTTCCCGCCGGCCTGACGCTGTCGAACGTCGGCGTGCTCTCCGGTACCCCGACAGCGGCAGGCACCCCGTCGATCACCTTCACGGTCACCGACGCGGCATCGCCGACGCCGAACACCGTCAGCAAGGCGCTCACGGTCACCGTCACCGCCTGATGAACCCCGACCGCCCGCCGGTGTGCAGCCCGGCGGGCGGTCGGTCTCACACTCCGCTGCACAACCCTTTCTGCACAAAGGAGTTCACCATGGCAACGCACATCTGGCCGCACCGCGACCGAGGCCCGTACTTCATCGCCTACCGACTCTTCACCCGCAAGGCCGGGGTGAAACTCGACAACAGCGGCAACGGCTGGCTACTGACCGCCGGACTGCTCACATTCGGGATCGGAATCGGATGGCTCGCGTGACACGCCGCGTCCCGTCCATGGCCGAGCGTGAAGAGGCCGCAATCCGACTCGGCAAGCTCAAGCCCGGAGAGAAGATGTCGCCGCAACTGCAAACGCAGATGGCTGCCATCGTGCAGAAGGCGCACGACCTCGACGCCGCCGACGCCGTGCGCGAGATCAACTCCGCCGACTTCGCCACACCCATCGTCACCACCTACGACGCCCTGATCGAAGGCGGACTTCCCGAACATGCTGCCGCACGAGTGGTAGCCGCCATCGCGCCGGCCGTCTGGCGCACCAACCAAGGAGCTGCACATGCCCGCAATCGATGACTTCGAAGACTTCGGCGATTCCGAGAACACCGAACCGGAGACGGTCGACGTGCCTACCGCTGACGAGATCGCGGCAGCGCGAATGATTCTCGCGCAGGCGAAGCTGGCTGACGTCGACAGCTCCCCGGGTGTCGCCGAGATCCCGGCTGATCCTCTCGCCGACGAGGCAGAGGAAGACCGTAGGGCGGAGGACGAGGAGATTCGGCGAGCGGACGAGGCGGCCGTCAGTGCGGTAGCGCACGAGAGGAAGTCGAAGGGCAACCGCAAACAGCGGCGCTCCGCTGGGAAGATTCCGGATAACGCCCCCAAGCCGCAGGACCGCCAGAAGAAAACCGACGCCCGCCGCGCCGAAGCGGATGACGATGCGGTCATCAAGCTCACCCTGTGGGGCGACGAGATCGAGATCGACCGCTCGACACTCAGTGATCAGTGGGACTGGCAACTCGGCATGATCGAGAAGAACACCCTGCAGATGGTCAAGGGACTTCTCGGCGAGGGCAAGTTCGTGTGGTTCTGCATGCGCTCGAAGGCAGACGGCAAGTCGCCCCGAGAAGCTGCGAACGAACTGATGACGCTCTTCTCGCAAGAGGTCGGCACCGGTAGCGCGGGAAACTCCTAGGCCTCTTGGTCGCCCTGCGCGATCGGGGCGACGACATCGAGGCCGACCTCAAACGGTTCTACGGCGTCGACCTGCGCGACCTCTGGCGCCCCGGTGGTGGCGACTCACAGCTGACCTTGCGTCTGCTGTGGGTCTACATCCGCAGACTCCCGATGGACTCGGCGCTGGCGATCGCCGACAACGGCGGCACCATGCCGTGGACACTCGCCGACCATCTGCTCGCCGACAACTGGCTGATTCACGCTCGGGTGAACGCGCCGAAGAGTAAGCGGCCCAAGGATCACCCGCGCCGCGAAGACCGCAACAAGGCGATCCGAGCCCGACGCGCCAGCCGCAAGGTCGGCACGTACGAACGGGCGAAGGCACGCAACAAAGCACTCCTCGCCAAGCGAGCGCAGAACAACTAAATAGGAGGTCGACGTGGCTTCAATCGGCTGGGCAACCCTGCAAGTCATCCCCTCAATGCAGGGCGCAACCGGCCAGATGACCAACCAGATCGTCGGTCCGATGCGCACCGCCGGTCAGGCGGCCGGCCAGGCTGCAGGGCAAGGCATCGCGGGCGGAATCGCTGGCGCCAGAGCACAGGTCGAGAAGGCTTCGGACTCGCTGGCGAAGGCGACCGACAAAGTCGCCGACGCCACTGGTCGCCGAGGCCTCGCCGAGAAGACCCTGCAAAAGCTCATCGACGACGGTGTCACCGACACCGTGCGTCTGGCGACAGCAACCGAGCGACTCGAATCCGCGAAGCGCAAAGAAGCCGCGGCGATGCGCGACGCCGACAAGGCCACACGCAATCTCTCCGAGGCGGAAGAGCGCGCAGCCAACGCGACGGACGACATCGCCGACTCCGCCGAGAGCGCGAGCCGCGGCCTCAAGGGTCTGTTCTCCGGACTGGACTCGGGCACAAAGAAACTCGCTGGGTTCGCGGCCGGCGCAGCCGGGCTGGGCGGTGCCGTCGACCTCGGAATGAAATCCCTTGAGAACGGTGCCACGTTCGACAAGATGGCCGCACAGATGGGCGCCACCGGCGACCTCGCCAAGGAATACGGCAAAGAAGCCGGATCGCTCTACGCGCAGGGTCTCGGTACCTCGATGGAAGACGCTGCGCTCGCTGTGCAGTCCGTCGCTGTCGCCTTCCCCGTGGCCGGATTCGAAGGCGAGAAAGCGCTCGGAGAGATCTCTGCGTCGGCGATGAAGTTCTCCGACATCTTTGACACCGACGTCTCCGAGTCCGTGCAGTCCGCAGCGCAACTGGTGAACAACGGTCTCGCCAAGGACTCCACCGAAGCATTCGATCTGATGACCGCAGCGGCGCAGCGAGTCGGCCCCGCGATGCGCGACGAGCTGCCCGAGCTGATGAACGAGTACGGCACGTTCTTCTCCTCGCTCGGCTTCAACGGTCAAGAGGCCTTCGGCATGTTGGTGAACATGTCCGCCGAGGGCGCGATCGCCATGGACAAAGTCGGTGACGCACTCAAGGAAACCGGAATCAAGGCCTCCGACCTCGGAGATCAGGGGGCGCAGGATGCCCTCAAAGCGTTGGGCCTGGATGCGAAGTTGGTTGCCAACGATCTGCTGATCGGCGGCGAACAGGGCAAGTATGCCTTCCAGCAGATGGTCGACGGTTTGCTCTCCGTCGAGGATCCGGGTGAGCAAGCAGCCGCGGCGATCGCCCTCTTCGGCACCCCGCTCGAAGACCTGAACAAGGCAGAGATCCCGGCATTCCTCGAAGCCATGGGCGGCGCAGGGGATTCGATGATCGGATTCGAGGGCAGCCTCGAATCTGCCTCGGAGACCATGAATCAGGGTCCGCTCGCGGCGATGCAGAGCTTCGGTCGTGGCCTCGAAGAGAACGTCACGTCGATGCTCGGCGACAACGTGATGCCGATCCTCGGCGAATTCACGGGCATGCTCGACGAGAACGAAGGCTCGATGCTCGGCGCCATCGCCGGAATGACCGGTATGGGCGGTGCTGTTGCTGGATTCGAAACAGCCAAGGGCACATTCGATTCCGTCAAAGACGGCGCCATGGGCCTCAAGGATGGATTCGTCTCCGCCAAGGACACAGCGGTCGGACTCGCAGACAACGTCAAGAAGGGCGTGTCGGCAGTCAAGGACTTCGACGTCGCCTCTAAGCTCTCGTCCGCCACGACGAAGATCTGGTCCGGAATCCAGTTGGCGTTCAACGTCATCATGTCCGCAAACCCGGTAATGCTCATCGTCGTCGGTATCGGCCTGCTCATCGCCGCAGTCGTACTGATCGCCACGAAAACCACATGGTTCCAAACGATCTGGGATGCAGTGTGGGGCGGAATTACGGCCACCTGGGACTGGGCCTGGGGCAAATTGCAGGAAGGGTGGGAGCTACTCAAGCAGGCATTCGGTGCGATCGGCGACAAGGTCACCCAAGTCAAGGACTGGATCGTCGGCAAGTGGAACGAACTCGTCGACTTCGTCACCGGCCTGCCCGGACGTATCGGCGCCGCAGTCTCCGGAATGTGGCAGAGCATCCAAGACGGGGCTGGCGCAGTCAAAGACTGGGTCGTTGGCAAATGGGACGAGATGATCAACTTCGTCACCGGCCTACCTGGGCGCATCACTTCCTCGGTTTCTGGCATGTGGGATGGGATCAAGAGCACTTTCGCTGCGGCTTTGAACTGGATCATCAAGAAGTGGAACGACTTCAGTTTCTCCCTGAAGGTTCCGGACTCCGTTCCATTCTTCGGCGGCAAGGGATTCACGATCAACACACCAGATATTCCGTTGCTTGCCAACGGTGGTATCGCGGGTCGACGCAAAGATGGTCGGCTCTGGGGTCCGGGAACAGGCACCTCCGACTCCATTCTCGGTGTCGATAAGTGGGGGATGCCGACAGCCCTCGTCTCGAATCGTGAAGGCGTCGTCACCGAAGACGCTATGGACAACGGCGGTGCGGAGCTCGTTCGAGCCCTCAACGCCGGCTGGACACCGACGGCGTCCGAGTTGCACACGATGTTCCCGGACCTTCCGAAGTTCGCGGGAGGTGGTGTTCTCGGCGGAATTCAAGCTGGCGCGAACCAGCGCAAGCCAGTCGATGTCTACCGGGACTGGAGCATGGTCCCCACGACACCGCAGGCACCGGCACCGGTCAACCCTGAAGTGTTCGGTGGAACGAACTGGACCCCACCAGCACAGAATGCAGGCGGTAACGGTGTCCAGAACTCTGGCGTGTCGGGTCCATCTGGCACACCGGGCACACAGGGGACACCAGCCCCTTCAGGTGCGCCCACGGGTGGTGGCGGCGTCGGTGAGCCGTACGGCCTCCCGGCTGGATCCAGCATCAGCTACGGGTCGGCCGGATTCCCCGACTGGGTGACCAGCCTGGGGTCCACGTACGGCATACAGCCGAGTACGTATCCCGGCCATCAAGAAAGCGATCGAGGAGAGGCGGGCTACGCTCCCAATCCCAATCACCTCAATCGCGGCATCGACTGGTCCGGTCCCGTCGACAAGATGCAGGCCTATGCCGAGTGGTTACTGTCGATCGCACCGAAAAATGACGGGCTCGAGCAGATCATCTGGCAGAACCCGAACACCGGGCAAAAGATCGGATGGGCTGGACGAAGCGCTGATTCGAGCGGAAGTTACTTCGCTGCGGACTATTCCGGCCATCAGGACCACGTCCACACGCGGACATCGGCCTCCATCGGCGATTCCGCTCCGGACGTGGATGCTGCCCCGGAAAGCGCCGACTCGGCAGGAGCGTCGACGTCGACGCTAGCGGGAACCACGTCCACGACTACGGAGACGACAACCTCGCCGGAGAAACAGAAAGTGTTCTCAGCGAGGGATCGAATCAAATCGATGTTCACCGACGTCGCCGGGATCTGGGCGGACTCCGCGATCGAGATTCTCGGCGTAGGTGAGTGGTTGGATCTGGCGGACCGGTACACGATCACGCCGGGTACGACATCGTCGACGACCTCGCAGTCCGAGACGATGTCCAATGCCGAGGCAGACGCCGCGATCATCGCCGGTACGAAGGACCCGGTCGATACGACGGTGCGCACAGGTCACGATCTGTACGCGTACGAGATCGCACGCGCAGCAAAGGACATGGGTCTTCCTGAGTCCGCTGCTGTGATCGGTGAAGCGACTGCCCTCGTGGAGGTCGGGGATCCGCTCAAGATGTTCGCCAACGCGGGATTGCCTGCATCGCTGCTACTTCCGCACGACGCTGTCGGCTCCAACGGCAGTTCGACCGGACTCTTTCAGCAGCAAAACTTCCCGGAGTGGGGCACGCTCGAGCAACGGATGAATCCGTTCGACAGCGCGAAACTCTTCTACGAGAAGTTCCCGCAGAACTGGGAAACGATGGACCCCGGTGCTGTGGCGCAAGCTGTGCAGCGCAGTGCGTTCCCGTCGAAGTACGCGGACATGATGGGACGTGGTAAAGAGTTGGTGGACAACACCTCTCTGTACGACACCGGCGGCTGGCTGATGCCAGGCGAGTTCGGGTTCAACGGACTCAACGAGCCCGAACCCGTACTCAAGAACGCGCACTGGAAGATCGCCGAATCCAACATCTCCAAGGTCGACGAACTCGTCGGCGCCGGTGTGGGCGGCGGCCCTCGGGTGCAGATCGTCAACAACAACAACCAAGTGATCGCTGACCAGGACTCCTGGCAGCGCGATCAGGCGAGCCGTCAGCGGACCGCCATCATGCGTTACGGAGGCTGACGTGGCAGATATTTGGATCGTCGGCGCGAACGGTCACCGCCTCGATGTTGCTGGACGCAACGCCGGCCGCCAGGGAATCACCCTGGCGGCCGGTCAGGTTCAGGGCATCTACGGGGCACCGATCAGTACTGAATGGAAGCGTGCTGCTCGCCAGCGTGGCGGTTCGTTCAAATCCCGCACGTACCCGTGGCGGGACGTGGCTCTCGGGTTCCACCTCTTCGGCGACGAAGGGGGCATGGACATCGAGCAGCTCGACGGGCTGATGGATCAGATGATCACCGACGCCCCCGACGAGTACGACAAGGACGAGCAGCTCGCTCGGATCGTCATCAAGTCCAAACGCGACATCCGGCGTCTGTTCATCCAAAGATACGAGGACACCGACCTCGCACCGGAATTCGATCCGACGCTCGAAGAAGAGCAGTACCTGAACCCGATCTACAAGGTCCGGTCTGCTCAACCGTTCTGGGAAGGACGGACGAAGGTCACCCATTTCGAGGCGACGACGACCGCGGCGTCCGGTTTCATCGAAGTGGCGAATCCGACGCCGGTCACGATGATGCAAACCTGGGTGCTCACGAGGGCGCAGTGGAACATCCCGGACTTCTCCTGGGAGGGCAAGAAAGGCAAGCGGGTACCGGGCGGCAAGTATCCGAACCGGATCGTGCCGTTGCTGCCGATCGACTCCGTCCATGCCGGGGCGCGCATCAACTATGACCCGATGAAGCTGATGCTCGAATCCTGGTCGGGAACAAACCTGCTGGGCGAGAACGGCGGCCGCGAGTACTTCATGCACAAAATCCCGGCGTACACCCCGCGCACGAAACTGCCCATCAGTTACACCGGTGCACCCGCTGGAGGTGCCCGCGCCGAACTGCACCAACCGCGACTGTGGCCGAAACCGTGGGGAGGTGAACTCTTGTGAGTGTCGACTTCACTCTCAGTCTCAAGGAACAGTGTGAGGCGATCTGGGAGGCCACCGAGCAGCGTCAGTGGGAACTCGACCGCGAGCGGCGCACAGCGCCTGTGGTGCGGTTGTGGACTGGCGCGAACGCCGATCTCGTGCACATCGTCGAATGCGAAGACGAGGCCTCGTGGGAAGACCCCGATTGCGACACCGGTGTCGGCACCCTGAAGATCGACTTCTCGATGCCGCAAGCGCAGTGGCTCAACGACATGTACGGCCGCATCCAACGCGGCGAGAAGCGAAACGTCATCGTCTCGGTCGACTACATGGGCGATCGATGGTCCGGTCTCCTCGAGGAAACCGACGTGCAGACCGACGAACTCGGTCACTCTGTTCTGACCGCGACGTTCCTCTCGGACTTCGAGCAGCTGAAGACGAAACTCCTCTGGGCTACGCCGACCATGCCGGCCGCGTTCCAGCCGATCAAAGTGTTCGGCCTCGCGGGACCCTCGCCGTGGGTTCTCCTCGGCGCGCTGCACATCAACCTGTGCCGCGAGAACAATCCCATCCTCACCTTCCCCGACGACCCGCTCAAGCCCTCGTCGTGGTGGGAGGGCTTCGACATGTCCACCTGGACTGTCGTCGTCAAGCCCGGCAGCTTCATGGAATGGCTCGCCACCGGCGTGCCGTGGGCCAGGCTCACATCCCGATTCAAGTACTGGCACGAGGCGGCACAGGCGATCCTCGCCGACTCCGAGTTGTCGCTGCAGTGGCGCCGCTGGTTCACCGGCGACCCGCTGCCGTGGCCTGGCGCGAAACTGCGCCACGGCGTACTCGTGGTGTGGATCGAAGACAAGTCCGGAGTACACGCCGGAACCGCGAACGGCGGAACATGGTTCGACGGACTTACCCGTGCGATCCGTTCCTACACCGAGGATTTCGTCGAGAACATCGAAGAAACCATCACGGACATGCCAGTGGTCGGCGACTACCGGATCCCAGGCAAACGGCTCACCGATCCTCGTGTGCCGTACGTGTACTACCCACCGGACAGCCCAGGTGTTCTCCGGTCGAGTTTCAAACAGCGACCAGCACGAGCCGTGCAGCTCGTCACCGGTGGCCACTCGATGCCCGGCGTGAACGAAACCATGGGCGCGCTCGTGCAAGGAATCTTCGACGTCGTCGGAAATCTGTTGCAGTTCGGCAGCATTGGCGGATCGATTGACCGAATCCTCGCCCCGTTCTACGAAAATACTGTGCTCGCCTGGATCGCCGTCAAACTCTTGCGGCGCGCTCAAGTCTCGGGCGATTTCCGGTATTTCGAGTTCTTCATCGCCTCGGGAGGCAAGGCGTACACCCTCGATTCGCTCGCGGTGCTCCGTGCCGGCGCATTCGAAACGCGCACGATCTTCGCCGGTGAAATGGAAATCGGCAACGCCGCACCGTATGTCATCGGTGCACCCGGCGTCGGCCACTTCGGTAATGGCGACCGCGTCGTGACCCGCATACCGGGCGACATCACGCAGCGCATGCACGTCGAACGAGTGTCGAAGAAAACGCTCTCGTGGGGCGTGGACCGAGCAGCGGACTTCGCCATCACCCTCGGCGGCGAAAAGCTCCAACAAGATCCGATCCTGCGCCTGATGGCCGAGATCGCCAACGGCAAATCCGAACTCAAAGAACTAGGGGTCATGGGATGAAGGACGACGAGATACCGCAACGCGAGAGCTGCAACCTCGACGATCCGGAAGAGATGTTCTGGTGGATGTTCGTCTCGATGCCCGAACTACGGGGCGCGCTGGCGATGCTCCCATTCGTCTACTACCGCCTGATGTCGAAACGACTGCACGACTTGGGCGCCCGGCTCAAATGCGACGAGTGCGGACACATGGCCGAGCCGACGCTGAAGCTGCGACTACCGCAAACCGAGGAGCACTGGATGACAGGCCTCGGCAAATGGGTCCCGATCGACGAACCCGACCCGCCGCGCACCGAGGCGAAAGACCTTGTGCGCCAGATGCCCAAAGAACTTCGCGACGAACTCACCGACGCCCTCGACGCCATCAAAGCCGAGGGCACCGCAAACCCCACTGCCCAGAAGGAGCACAACCAATGACACTCACCGCACCGGCATTCGAAGCTCGCTTCATGCTCAGCAATTCACGATCGAGTCGCTTCGGCGCCGCGGTCACCAACGCCTACTGGCATACCGAGGAAGGCAACGCCTCGGCCGTTCAACTCGCCGGATTCTGCGGCAACCCCGCGAACAACGCGAGCTATCACGACATCGTCCGCGACGGCATCGTCTGCCACGTCGTCGACGACGACTACGCATCCTGGTCCGTACTGAACGCGAACCCCTCCTCGTACAACCTGTGCTTCGCCGGATCTCGCGCAGCATGGACCGAGACACAGTGGATGGCCCGCGCCGACGACATCCGTGTAGCCGTCTGGCTCACCCTTGAAGTCTGCCGACGCAAGGGCACCATCGCCACCGAGATCCTCGCCGAGGGCGGGGGACGGTACCGGCGCGGATCCGGTATCGCCGACCACGCCTACGTCACCAAGATTCTCGGCATTGGAAATCACACCGACCTCGGTCTCGGATTCCCGTGGTGGTTCGCCAAGCAGATCCTCGCCGAATATCTCGCACCGGAACCGGTCAAGCCGGTCGTACTCAACGCGATCGACGAGGAGTACAAGCGCATTGGCGCCGAGGGCTCGTGGCTCGGGAAGCGGATCACGCAAGGTGAAAGCGACTGCCGCACCCGGGGTGGCAAGTTCGCCGAATTCGAGAACGGCTCGATCTACTGGTCACCTGAGACCGGCGCGAAGGCAATCCCCACGCTGCTACTCGGCGCCTACGCAAACCGTGACTACGAGAACGGACCACTCGGCTACCCGATCGGTGACCACACCGTCCTCAACGGACCGGATGGCAACGCGTGGGGCGACGTTCAAGGATTCGAAGGCGGACCGCTCTACCGCAAGTACGGACAGACCGGGCATCGAGTCCACGGCCTGATCCTCGCAACATGGCGGCGCGCTGACTTCGAGAACGGTGAACTCGGCTGGCCCACCTCCGACGAGATCACCCTCGCAAACGGCGACATCGTCCAGCACTTCGAACGCGGCGACATCTTCTACTCGCCCACCGGGACTGTTGCCCTGCGCCCGCAGGACGGACCCGACCAGCACTTCCCAATCGCACACTGACAGGAGCACTTTGACATGAGCAAGTTCATTACATCCAAGTTCTGGGCCGACACCGCCGAACGAACTGTCGCCACCGCAGCTCAGACCGCATTGGCGACGATCGGTGCCGGCGCGCTCGGATTTCCAGGCGTCGACTGGGCGAGTGTCGCATCCATCTCCGGGCTCGCTGCCGTCCTGTGCGTTCTGAAGGCTCTCGCCGCAGGAACGAAGGGCGATCCCGAATCCGCCAGCTTCATCGGCTGAGCGCGTGACGTGGCTGCAAGAGTGGTACGACACGATCGGCGTCAGCACCTTCCTGCTTGCAATCATCGCGTGGCTGATCGGCCGGCGGAAAGGTAAGGCTGACATCGGGAAGATCGATTCCGAGTCAGGGAAGATCGGCGTAGAAGCGGCGCAGATCATCGCACAGACCGCAACCGATCTACTCGTTCCACTATCGGAGCGTGTAGGCAAACTCGAAGCGCGGATCGATGTTCTCGAAGCGGAGAACGAGCACAAGACGAAACTGCTCGACTCCGCGATCCGGTTCATTCGAGAACTGTTGCTGTGGATCGAGAACCACGCACCGGGACGCCCACCCCCGACGATTCCTCCAGATCTGGAAAGCGAGCTGCAGCGATGACGTCACCTGACCCGACCCGACCGTATCCGGCGGGGATGCTCGACGGCCTCGGGGGAATCGCGGCGTGGGCGAACAAGACTCGCGCTGAGTACGAGAGCGAGATCCTCGGCGGCGTCACCGAGTCGACGAAGAAAATCAAGCTGTTCGGCGGGGGCGTAGCCGACACTCAAACCGAGTTGGCTGGGCTGCAGTCACGGACCCAGAAACTCGAAGGTGTCATCGGCTATGCCCATGCCTACGCGAACGGTGGAACTTCACTCTCGCTCGGTTCGGTGAAGTATCCGATGTCGAACCAGATCGGACCCGTCGTGGGCGCAACCATGACCAACGGATCGTTCATCCTCGGATCCAAAGGGCTATGGGTAGCCGACGGTCAAGCGACCTTCGATTTCCTGAACATCGGCGTGAAAAAGATCAGCTTGACGTTGAAAGTGTATGCGCCCAACGGGTCTGAGCACTTCAAGCGCACGTCCATATTCGACACCGGCGAGCAGAACACGCGTGCCGTGCATATGCCGTTCACGGTTCCGTCTGCGGGCTATTACGTCGAACTGTGGGTCAATGCCGCGATCGGTCGCGGTGTGTTCGGCGGTAGCGAATGGAATGGCCTGTCGGTCAGCAAGATCAGTACCGAAGAGAACTAGGAGCCAACTGTGACCACAACTCTGGTCGACGACCCGCAATATCCTCCGATCGACTACTTCCGCGGCTGGCCGCCGATCGAAGTGCGCACTGATGTCGAGTGGCACTATCTCGCATGCCTCACGATCGCCGAGAGCGGGATCCTCGACGGCGACGTCGACGCCATGACAGCGGCCCTCAAATCCAGTGCTGCACGAGAACAGGCGTACCGCGACGAGATCGTCGCCGGTTGGGCCGCCATCGAAACGGAGGCGCACGCGATGAACGACGCCGTCGACGCCGGGGAGGTGAACCCGTGATCGGTTGGGAACCAGTGCGTGACGTCATGAGCATTACCGACGGCGACTTGATCTTCTCGCGTATCCGAGACGAAGGACCGATCCCCGCCGACACGGTCATCGAGATCATCTGGGACGACGGCCCGACCTGGCCTGCCACCTCGATCCTCGGAAACAAGGTGAGTTGGCGCATCGAATCAGCCGAACTCACCGACATCGACAGCGGCGACACCTTCACCATCTGGGTCCGATACCCGAACGGCGACACCGAAACCACCGACGACTACGAGTGGATCAAAGGATCCGCTCAACGCCCTCTAGACGAAGGATTCTGACATGGCACTTGTATGCCCCGTCGCCACCGCCAACGCGATTGCGACATCCGCTGCAGCACTCGGCTCGACCTTCGGGCTACACACCGGCAGCCCTGGACCTGCAGGCACCGCAAACGAGGCGACAGGCGGCTCGTACGCACGCCAGACCGCCACTCCCGGCACGGCAGCGCTCGGCGTCGTCGCGTGGTCGCAGATGACCTTCCCGGTCGCCGCGAACACGTACACCCACATGACGCGGTGGAATGGTTCGACACTCGTTGAAGTGATCGACAACCCTGACATCATCATCAGCCCGTCCGGCGAAGCCAAGGTCAACCACAAGGTGACCATCCCTTACGCACTTCCGGCCTAAGCCATGAGGTTCCCGGCCCCGGACGTCGGGGTAGCCCGCTTTCCAGGACCGGACATCAGAGCGGCCCGGTTCCCTGGCATCGACGAGACCACGGTCCCATTTCCTCCAGCGCCGAAGCTAGTCGTGCGCGTGTCCACCGAGACGGTCATCGACATCATCTCGACAGGTCTCGTGATCGGTGTGCCGTGGCATCTCGCCGAGACAGTCATCGACGTCATCTCGACACCGACCGTCAGTGTCTCCGTCACGGTTGACACAGAGAGTGTCGTCGACGTCGTGTCGGAGACGGTTCAGATCATCGACGTCGTGAACTCCGAGACGATCATCGACATCGTTTCCGGAACGACAGTGAAATCGTCTCCGACCGTTGGCACGAACACAGTAGTGGACATCGCATCCACCAGCTCGGTCAAACCGTCACCGACGATCAACACCGAGACCGTCATCGACATCGTTTCCAGCGCTGTCGTTTTCCCGTCGCCGACAGCGGCAGGCGAGACGATCGTCGACATCACATCGACCTCGACCGTCCTGCCGTCGCCGACCGTCAACACGAACACCGTCATCGACGTTCTTTCCGAGGGGACGATCACGTCCGGACCGGTCGTGTCCGCGTACACAACGGGATCTGGTTTGCAGAACTGGACGGTTGCGCTCCCTCCGGCCGCTACCGGTGACCTCCGGGTTGTCATTATCGGTTTGGTCGCGAAGTCCTCGAGCACGAGGACCGGCTGGGTGAAGCTCGGGGAAGATTCGTCGTGGTATGACCCAGGGGTGGCGGTGCACTATCGGGTGCGGCGTGCGTTGGATCCGGACACGTTGACGCTGGACGTCGGCGGGTACGGGTCCGCGTCGACGGTCGTCGCGATGACGATCCCCGGGGCGATGATCCCAACGATCTTCGGGACCGCAAAGAACTACTCGTCAACAGCGCCGAGTCCCCACACGACTCCGGCGATCACGACGTCGAAGGCGTACAGCCTCGCGATCCGCGCAGTCATCGGAAACCCTCCCACGCCGTCCGCACCGTCGTATTCGGCGTGGGGATCCCCGATGACGGAACTTGCACAGGTGCAGTCCGTTCCGGCGGACAGTGCAGGCGACAACGGTGTGATGACCGTGGCGACGGGATCCGCGTCCGTCGTGGGCGTACAACCAGCCGTCAACGTCGTTCCGTCCATCCCGATGCCGTACATGGGTGCGGCGTTCGCGATCGAACCGATGATAATCATCGCGGGGATGCACCTCACCGCTCAGCACACACTCGTGTCCTCGGGTACGCAGACGCAGATCGCGGGATGGTCGGCGGATCAAGGGTCGACCGTCACCTCCGATCGGCTCGTGATCCCGGTGACGAAGACGGGCGCGACCGTCGAGGTCTTCCTGCGGTACCAAACGAACTCTGCAGTCGGCACGCCGTCGCTGCAGTGGCGGCTACTGAAGAACGCGGCGGCGACACAGCTCGCATCACAGACCGTTTCGGGTGGTGGTGTCGGCACGCCCTACGAGGTCGTGATGACCTACACCGGAAATTTTGTCGCGGGCGATTACCTGTACCTCACGTGTGCCGGTACGTTCACCGCCCCGGCACCGTTCGTGATTCCTGGCGTGGACACATTCGTCCGGGTCTCTTGATCCAAGCAAGACGACAAAGCCCCCAACTCATAACTTTCGGTTATGGGTTGGGGGCTTGCCGTCGTTTCAGGATGCAACTCACGCGTGACGAGTGCGCCATGACACCGCAGCGGTCCCGACAGCGGCCGCACCGGCGAGTGCCCAGTACTGCCACGGCTGGTGTGTGACCGCGAGAGTGGCGGCGATGAGCGCGAAGATCGTCAGGCTGGTCTTGTCTTGATTCGTCATCGTTCAATCCCTTCCGTGTGTGGGAAACTGTAGTCGGGGAACCCGCCCGTCTTGAGCGGGCGGGTTCCCTTTCCTACTTGCGCTTTTTGCGTTTCCGCTTGGGGCGCTTTCGGGCTTCTGAGATTCTTCGGATGAATTCTGCCCATCCCAGCAGGATGGTGAGAAGTCCGATTATCTCGGTCCAATTCGGCGGGTCCATGTTTACCTCCTCTCTGTTGTTGTTCCCCAACTATAGCATCGCGACGATGCTGATGCAAGTTGTAATTACGCTTGCTTTCAGCACATTCAAGATTTGCAGACGCATCGTGACGATGCTATAGTTGTTTCAACGCCAACAAGGGAGAGCAACATGAACGCCTACCGAACCACCGACACCACTGGCTCCGACATGATCGTCATGGGCACCAGTGCAGACAATGCCCGCGAGGTCGCCACCCAGATCCTCGGGGACCTCGCCGTCGACCACCCGAACATGATCGGAAGCCGAACCGCAATCGCGACCGTCGCGAGCATCTGACCGGGAGGCCCCTTCGGGGGCCTTCCCTGGTTGGCCGGTACGGTTGCATCGTCACGATGCCCTCGGCACGGAATTGAACGGAGCACGTCATGATTCGCTTCCTCTCGCGTACGGAAGTCGCCGAACGGATCGGCGTCAAACCCACCAGCCTCGGCCGCTACAACCTCCCGGAGCCCGACGCACTCACTGGCGACGTGCGCGGCTGGACCAAGGAGACGATCGACAAGTGGAACGAGGAGCGCACCAAACGATCATGAAACAACGAACGCCCCCACCTCGCGGTGGGGGCGTTCGTTGTTTAGGCGGGGCCGAGCTGGTCTTCCCTTACCCTCCCGACCCCACGCAAGACTGTAGGTCGGGGCACCGACAAACTTGTCAGCATTCGCCGCTCATCGCCGCATTGACCATCGCGATCGCAGCAGCCTGGTCGGAGGGCGGTTGATCCGCCCACGGACCCTGCTCGCCCTCGGTGACTGTGAAGCCCTCGGTCGAGTCCGCCTCTGTCATCTGAGTAAGTGCTAGGAGTGTCTCCGCGTCGGTGATCCCGATCGAGTTCGCCCACGCTTTCAGCTCCAT